CTGGTAACTGTTACCGCTAGCCGTGGCTACAAGGTTGCCATCCGATAGAGTAACTCCAGAGAACAACGGGTTGAGAGTCGCTTGGTTATCAGTCGGGCTATCCGTAACCTGATCATCCGCAGTCAAGCCACTGCTGGTAAAGTCGTTCCCGTTGCCACTGTCGTCAGCACCTAAGTCAGCACTGTCAGCGCCTGTGATGTAAAAGCCGTTGGTTCCATAAGAGCCAGTGTAGGCAATCGGCACCCACTCTCCGGTGTCAGCGTTGGTTTCACCGAAGTCTGTGGGTGCTAACTGCTGACCATCAACAAAGTTAATTTCTGCGAGATAGCCGTCATAATAGTTAGTACTTGCTGGGTGACGACCAATACGATGCACGACGTTATTGTTTATGTCGCCGCTTGCATTTTGAGAACCAGTTGCGTATTTAGTTGAGTAGTCAGTTACTTCTGAACCATTAACATAAAACCGCATTCTGCTATCGGCAGTTGCATTGGTAGTGTCAAATGCCCAAACCAAATGATACCACGCTGATGGGTCTCTATATTTTGCAGCCGTTTCCCAATACCAGCCAGCATTATAAAGATTGAAAAAGGCTGAACCAGTGGCGTTTTCATTAATAGAGATATAACTAGGGCCACCCGCTGCACCAAAAATAATTTGCCGTGCAGTGCTTCCGGATAATTTAATCCAAGCACTCCAAGTCCATATCTGCCTATTTCCAGCACTGGCAAAGGTTTTTTCCAGATACGCCGAGTCATTGTCATTAAACCGGATTGACTGGTCGATGGTGTAACCAGCTCCAGCAGCAGCACCAGCGGCACCCATCAGAAGATTATTACTAAATACCATTCTTATTAATCCTAACTATAAGCTTGTGTCATTACTGCTTGAATATTCTCAGCAGTATTATCAGAAGAAACAGATACAACAATATAATCTAACCTATCCACTGCATTATCAGCCGTTGATAGTGTTGGCGCTGTACCACCAATAAACTTAAAACATGCATTATAAGACAGTGTACCAGACCCGCCATCCTGCATTAGCAGAATACTACCAACCTGTCCTACTCTTGCATTAGTAGGACGTGCCAGAGTATGTGCAGCAGTAACAGAAGTAAAGAAGTTCTGCGCTATACCGAAGTTAAGAGATACAGACGTTACACCATTAATAGCTGTGGTATGTACAGCAGCAGCCGCTGACTCAGTTAGCTGTAGCTGCCCCTCTAGTGAAGTGTTGCCAGACACTCGCACAGTGCCAAGGAAGCCAGCATTACCAGCAGCCGTTACTGTGCTAAGAAGATTGGTTGCCCCACCAACGCTAAGAGTAGATGCTAGAGAAACCGCTCCTGCTACTGTAACAGTGCTACCAAAGTTAGCTGCACCACCTACTGACAGTGTAGAGGCTAATGAGACTGCACCAGCAACTGTTACAGTTCCACCAAGATTGGTATTACCACTTACAGAAACATTTGTTTTAAATGTAGCATTGCCAGATACAGTTACTGTGCTATTAAATATAGCAGCACCAACAGCAGTTACCGTTCCACCAACATGCAGGTTTCCACCAACTGTTGCATTGTTAACGGATATATTTCCACTAATTGGCACATTCGTAAGATTAGAGCCGTCTCCGTAATATGCACTAGCGCAAACACGAGCATTGGTTGCTTGTAAATTTGTACCAGCAATAGTCACCGTACTTGCAAAGTTTGCCGCTCCACCTACACTTAGAGTTGATGCAAGGCTTACCGCACCAGCAACTGTAACTGTTCCTCCAAGATTAACATTCCCACTAACAGAAACGTCATCTTTAAATGTAGCAGCGCCAACGGCAGTTACTGTTCCACCTACATGTAGATTTCCACCAACTGTTGCATTGTTAACGGAAATGTTTCCAGATATAGCGGCACCGCTAATATTTGTAAGATTAGAACCATCTCCATAATAAGCACTAGCACATACCTGTGCATTAGTTGCTTGTAGATTTGTGCCAGCAATAGTTACTGTACTTGCAAAGTTAGCGGCACCACCAACACTCAAAGTTGATGCAAGACTAACTGCACCAGCAACTGTTACAGTACTTCCAAAGTTAGCTGTCCCACCAACTACAAGATCAGTTACAGATATGTTACCCTCTACCGTTGTGCTGATCCCGGTAAGGTTTGATCCATCTCCATAGTAAGCGCTTGCACAAACTCTTGCATTAGTTGCTTGAATATTAGCACCAGCTATAGTTACTGTGCTTGCAAAATTTGCTGCACCTCCAACAGATAGCGTAGAAGCCAGCGATACCGCTCCTGCTACTGTAACTGTATTTGCAAAGTTAGCTGCGCCACCTACACTAAGACTAGAAGCAAGACTCACCGCACCGCCAACTGTAACGGTTCCTGTAAAGTTTGAATTGCCGCTTACAGAAACATTGCTTTTAAAGGTGGCCGCACCTACAACATTGAAAGGCCCACTAACTGATACACTACCACCAGCATGTATAAATCCTGATACAGAGATGTTTGTGGCAACACCAAGTTCAGCTTCCACATTTGTAAGATTAGAACCATCGCCATAGAAAAACGCAGCAGTTACATTATTAACTACATTTAGATTACCGCTTACAGACACATCGCTCGCAAACTTTGCAATACCACCTACGCAAACAGAAGAAGCAACATCCAAACGTCCGCTAACTGAAACATCATTATCAAACTCCGTCTTTGAAGTAAAGGTAGCTGCACCAGCCGCTGCAAACGTACCGCCAACTGATACATTATTTTTTAGTATCGCTGCATTCTCTACTGTAACTGTAGACTTAAATGTTGCAGCACCTACAGCCGTTACCGTACTCTGAAGCTGTGCAGCACCTGATACAGTTACCGTAGAACCAAACTGTGCAGCCCCTCCAACTGATACGGTACTTTGTAGATGTGTAGCACCAGCTACTGTGGCAGTACCACCTACATAAAGATTACCACCTACCGTAGCATTGCTAACAGAAATATTACCACCAACAGAGGCGGTTACACCAGAAAGATTTGAACCATCTCCATAGAAGGCACTTGCACAAACTTTATCATCTACATGAAGATTTGCATCTAATGATACATTGCCAGTAACTCCCAAGGCTCCAGTAATCTGAACAGCATTGGTTGCTACCTTCAGTGCAGTGTTCGTTCCATCACCCGTCTGCACAGCTTTGAGTGAAGTATTAACGCCAGTATTACTGGTAGAAGAACTAACAAGTATTACCTGCTTATATGTATTTGATATTAGCTGTCCGGTTAAATCACTCATATTAGATTCCAATATTTATCTGTTGATCCCCAAGTACTTGAAGCCTCGCTCCATGTAATATTTCTACCGCCCGTATCTGGACGAGGATTGAGAATAGCTGGATTATCTCTTACATCAGGTACTTGATTTTGAGGGTGGTTTTTCAGATCAAACGCTCCTTCAAAGTCCTCTGGGCATACCAGCATCCCATAGCTATTCATTCTCATAGTGCGATGCGGATATACAAATCCACAGGTGTCGCACATAGCTAGTGCATTTTTATTACTAGCCACTAGATATACCTTAGTCTGGGACGAAGATACATAGAAGCCCTTTCACGATCTTCCTCCATAGCTCTCATAAGAAGTTCTTCATAGTTTGCCTTCAACATCATGATCCTATTTTCAGGAACAAGAGGACGTTTCATTGCCATGTAATAAGCAAGACCGCAGGTTAGGCACGGCAAAAATCTTTTCGGCAAGTCTGCATTTTGTATGGCAGATTTGTTTACATCTTGAAGTTCAGATATAATCTCCATCTTCAAAACGTCTGTAGAATTTTCAGGAATAGGCCACACAGATAGAGTGGGATTGTCCCGTCCTCTGCGAATAGAATACTGAGTAGGACGACCTGTCTGAGTTTTGTTAGGAATAAGAAGATATTCTTCAGGAGTTATACGCTCAAGCTGTATATCAGTATCATCCCTATTAAGAACAACTTCCAAAGCATCTACAGTAGAAGACGCAAGCGAGTATGCTGTAACACTTGCTGCTACAGTTACGCTGGAAACAGAAGTACTCCATAGAAGGACACCCCTGTTCTGCCAATCTTTAAGCATAAGATTAATAGAACGACGTGCAGAAGCAGGTTCATGACCAAGAGTATCTTCACCCCCAATCATTTCTGTGGCTTCTTGTATAACCTCGTCTATATCAAGGTTAAAGTCATATGTACCTGAAACTGCCATTAACTAACCTCATAAGGATTTTTAATATACACCATAGAAAAGTTTGCAGAAATTAAGTTATTAGAGCCAGAAGATTCTGCCCGTACTTCTAAGTCTGTTTTTTCAGATACTGAAATCGGATAACGTAGAAGAAAATCTGCAACACCGCCTGAACCAAGGGTCTGTTTCATCATAACTCGAAACACACCGCCCTGTGTACGTTGCACAATTTGAGCAGTAACGTACTGGTTAGAGTTAGTCGTACCAGTAGCAATGTTGACATGATCTAAAAATCCTGTGTACCCAGCAGGAACAGTCCACAGAGCCATCAGTGTCTGATTCTCACCAAGAGTAATACGAGCATATGTCGTCCCACCGTTGGTAATGTTCAGGTTGCCAGTAGGTGCTTGTGATCCGCTGACATAGGCACGAAAGACACGAAGAAATGTCTGTGTAGTTGTAGCTGTACCAGCACCAGCAAGAGTTACTTCCTGATTAACTTCGTTGTAATCTTCATCCAAACCAAAGACTATTACCTTTACACCATTATCGTTTGCTGGTGTACCGGCATCTGTTGTTACAGTCATAGCAACGGCAGAACTAGGATAGGCATAAATACCACCTACATCCCAGATAGTTTCTTCTGTACCGTTTACGTCTGGATTAAAGCCAAACTTAAAAACTGTTTCATGTTCTAGAATTTGACCCCTAGCTACCTGAAGATAGAAAGGCTCGTGAATGCCTCTAGCAGTTATGGAGGGAATTGTAACCATTATGTTCTATACCTTTCATAAGCATAAGCAAGAAATCCTGCCATAATACCTGTAGCTAATGCTTCATAAAAAAAGTCACCAAAGTGTGTTGGATGTACAATATAATCACTTATTGATGTAAATAAACCAACTATCCATGCTACTATAAAAGGAGACATATTTTTATTAAGCTTTACTAAGAATAAACCTGTTGCTATTCCTGTTATTGTAGCTGTTTTAGAAGCAACAAAAGCATGATTTAAAGATAAAGATAAAAAGTTACCTTGTACCATCATAGTACAACAAGATATAAAAGCTTGTATCCATGCTTCTGAAAATTTATTTAAAAACTTTTTCAACTTACACTCTATATTTTTTAGTTTTGCGTGCTATCTTTTTGGGCTGCTTCACGAACTGCTTTCCGGCAGCAGTCCCTTTTCTCTTTGCTTTGGTGGTCGCTGCATATTCCTTTGCCGACAAAGCTTTGATTGCTTTCTCCGGTAGGTAACGCTCTCCGGTTTTGCCAGAGGGTTTGCCTGATTTCGTGCGCCATTTCTGCTTGCTCCATTTCGACAGTTTATTGGTAGACTTCTTCTTACCTTTATAAGTTCCACCGGCATCCTTGTAATACTTAACAGCAAGCTGCATAGCTCTGGCAGAGTGTTTACCACCCATCTTACGTTTTGCTTTGGCCTTTGCCGCTGCCCACTTCTTTGGGTCACGCTTAGTAGCTGTGCCACCTTTCTTACGCTTAATCATTTCTTGTGTATCTTCTGAACTTCAAAGCTGGCTTTCTTGGAAGCACCCTTATGCGGCACATAGCCACCTCTAGGATTCTTCATAAGCTTAAAGCTTTTACCAGACTTCATCCAGTGATATCCTTTCGGAGCATCTACAGATTTTTTCATTAACATCTCCACCGCTTACGAGCTTGCCTTAGACGGCTATTCGGATTCTTAGCAGCCTTCGGAAACTTCTTCATTTGTCCAGCAGACCTAGCGCAATATGATTTACGTCTTGCGGCCCTTTTCTTAGACGGGCTTTTCTCAGTAACAGCAGTTTGTAGTTTAGAGCCGGGGTTCTGTCTACGATACTTAGCAACACCCTTCTTAGTCATACCAGCACCAGCTTTGGTAGGACGCTTCATGCCCCGACCAATGGTAATGCCTTTCATGTTGCTAGGCTTTCTTTTTCGCTTTACTGCCATATGTATACCTAAATTTGTTTCCTATATATTCACATAGATCGTTGATATACTCTTGAAAGTCTTCGTAGTCATTCTTATCTGGTTTAGTTCCTGAGAAGTCAATAAGACTATAGTCATCGTATCCTTCTTCTACAGACTTATTGTACCTCTCAAGAAACTCCTTAGTAACCACGCAGAGCTTTACCGTAGCCTCGTACCTTACCACCCATGCGACGTTTTACCTTGCCACCATACTTCTTAATTTCAAAACCAGAGGCAATAAGATCATCAAGCTCTTTACCCGTAGGCATCATTTCAGAACCACGCCTTGCGCCCATTGCTTCCTCAACCATTTCACGAGGAGGAGCATACTCACCACGTTTAAGCATACCAGACTTACCAAGACGGCGACGTGCGGCAGGAGACATTTCTTCTTTACGTGGGGTGGGAACTTTTGAAAGAAGCGGACCTTGTTCTACTTCCTGTCCTTTAGGTCCAGTGGCACGACGCTTAGGAAGAATATCTGACGATCCTTCTCGCATCTCTCTCTGCTGTTCACGCCTTAACTTTGCAAGCTCTTTATTTTCAGCAGGAGTTCGTTTCACTCTAGGCTGTTTTTTCTCTTTAGGCGTCTCTGCTTCTTTAGCTTCTTTGATAAACCTCTTCTGCTTTTCTTCAGGAAGTTTTTTAAACTCCCTAAGAGACATGCCAGCCTGTTTAGCACCAGCCCTTTGAGCAGGAGTTGCGGCTTTGGCACCACGAGGCCTGCGCTGACGGCCAACACGCTTTGTAACCTCAGTTGCTACTTTTCTTGATGACATAATTTAACCCTCTACTTTAAAGGCTTTGCCCTCGTTGTAGTCTTCGTCAACTACAACATCTTGAGGCGGTCCCATTACCTGCGGCCCTTTACGTGCAGCACCATAGCCCTGTCCAGTAGGACGGCCCACAATTTTATTAAGATCATGAGGACGATTAATCAACGTCGTTCGCATTTGCGGTGAGTCAGACATTTACTTTCTCCTTTTGCGTTTCTTACGCCGTGCCTCGCTAAGTGCAATGGCTACAGCCTGTTTCCTATTTGTAACTTTTCTGCCAGAGCTACTTTTAAGTTTACCCCGTTTGTATTCGCCCATTACTTTCTTTACTTTACCGGGGCGAGTGACTTGTTTTCGTATGCTAGAGCGATTAGTCATAACAAGCGTTTACAAGGTCTTGTCCGCTCATATTATTTTTAATAACCTTACCGCTATGTTTGCGTTTGTAAACTTTACCACCACCCATTTTCTTTTTCTTTTTAGCCTGAGCTTGTGCAGAAAGTTCTTTCGGAACAGAAGTATAATCTTCCATCATGCTTTCGCTAACTTTCTTTCCTTTTTTAGCAAATCCCATTCTATTACGAACAGGCTTAGGAAGTTCAGCAACGCCCGGATTTTTAGCTTTGTCTACAGGTTTTAGTGCGCCACCACCAGCCATTTTCTTTTTCATGTAGCCACCACTCTTCATTGGGGTCATTCCCCTATCTTTAAAGACAGAGTAAAACTTACTTTTATTACCTTTTAGTCGTTCGGCTCTTTTAGCACCTGCGGTTAGCCCATCATATTCTTCAGCTAGTTTTGCCTTTTTACTTTTAAGAGAAGACTCTCTCTTAACCATACCAGCAGCCTGCGGCTTATTAGGTTCAAACTGTTTAGCATCCATATTATAATTTCTTTTGGGTTTGCCATTACTTTTTGGCGCAGCCTTTTTAGCTCTTTTCCCAGCAGCCTGCATATCTTCAAGTTTTTTTGGGTCAGTTTTAGGACCAGTTTGAAGTTTTCTCTTGCGTCCTTTTAGTCTTTTAGCTGCATCTTCTGGACTAATAATTTTACCTATTTGTTTACCAACAGTAGATGCGATTTTTCTTCCAGCCATTAACTTGCTCCTTGTATAATTGTGTTAGGTCCACCAGCAGGAGAGCCAGCAACTGCCATATCATCCTGTCTGCTGCGACGTGCTTGATTTCTAAGTTGATCTATTGCGGTCTGATACTGCTGCTGCCAAACAGGAAGGGTATTCCAATCTTTCATATACATGGTTGCCTCTACCATGCAGCCAGCAAAGAGAGCATCATAACAATATTCGCTAAAGTAGTTTGTAGTTGTCACGCTAGTTCCCGTAGCAGAAGCAAGGGCAAGCGGCTGTGATTGTGATTCAACTTCTACTGTAAGAACCGACACTGGTGTAGGCACTATACGAATAGAAGAATTAGTTCTGCGACTATAATACCGAGGCGTTCCAGTAGAGGCGCTCACCGGCCAGTAGTCATTTACATATTCATTTGTTCTTTGAAGAAGATTAGTCGTACTTGTACCGCTGCTAACTACAAAGTTAACATTACGGATAATAAGAGTACGATCATTCAAAGAAACGGCACCAGCATTTCCAGCCGATACCGATACATTGGCATATTCGCTCAGACCTACATCGTCCAAGTCTTTCACCAATCGAAACTCTGTTTTCTTTACAAAAGCAGATACCTGCGTAGAAAACTCCGTAGAGTCATTCTCCGTTGTATTAATCAGGTCTGTCTTTAGATAAGCATAATTAGGCATAATTAATTAAGCATTACGGTAAGAACGGAACCATCAGTGGGCGCTGAAACGCTAACCACACCATAGACGGCAACTCCCAAGTCACCCATATAAATATCAGTAGATTCGCTGGCTACCACCTGAAACTTAATTGCAGTACCTTCTGCTGTCTTATTTGTAATCTGCCTCTGACCTTTAATAGCAAAAGAGCCGCCAAGAGTTGCCACAGCATGTACCGCAACAATCCGAGAGACGCTAGGAATATTACTATCAGCAGTTCCATTACTGCCAACAGTCGTATCGTCTTCTACATATTTAAGAACTGAGTCACCTGTGGCTATCGCAACTTTAATATTTGAAGCCATATGTATCTCCTTTAAGAATGAAGAGAGAGTGGCCGAAGCCACCCTCCCTCATTTGCTGATTAACCAGCGCTACCAAACCAGCCACGCCAATCCGAGACGCCGAAGCTATAACGCTCACGAGCCTTGAATCGAAGGTTGCCGGTGTCGAAGTCCGGTTCCATCTTGGTCTGAAGCGGCGACCGCACAAACATCTTCGTGCCGTTCGGAACGTCCGTCTTAACAAACCATGCGTCCGTGTCAGTGAAGCGACGGTTAATGAAGAAGCCTTCAGGAACCATGCCCATGTGACGGGTCGCATTGATGGCGTTCGTATTCGGGTTCGCACCGCCAGCACTCGCCTGAGTGTTGCCCGGCGACGAAAGAACACGATCCGCAACCGCCCAGTAATCAACCGGGATATGCAGAGAAATCGCACTAGCACCAACCAGAATACCACGATCATCTTTGATCTTCTGAATGGCGGTAAGCGCAGTTTCAAGCGTAGCTTCCGACAGGTCAGCCGCACCAAGAAGGTTAGACTGAAGACCATCAGAAATCGTCGGATGAGCCGCAGAGAAGAACGGAGCGCCATCACCAATGGTATCAGTGAAACCATTATTGTAGATGTTAGCAGCCTTCACCTGCTTGGTGTTCGCCATTGCACGGGCAAGACCCCTTGCACGAAGTTTAGCGAACGTGTCATAAAGATTGTCTTCCATCGCTTCTTCGGTGACAGCAAAAGCAAGCGCAACGGTTTCCGCCGTGTAGCGAGCCGTGTAGCTTTCCTGTGCGTCATCATAAGAAACCGATGCACCCTCTCCCTTAGTAGGGGCGGTGCCGAAGCCCGTGAAGAGAACTTCTTCTTCAAAGGCACGGTCAGAATTTTCAATCTCATAGAGAGCCTCATGTTCGTTATTGACCTCTCCATACTCCATCCCAAAAACGGCGTTAAGACCGGGAAGGAGTTCTTTAGCAATACTAGCTCTATTAATAGCCATGATAAATCCTCCCTATTAAGCCGTTGACGCCGTAGCCGTTACAAAACGGTCACGGTGATGGTTGAGCCATACTTCCACAATCGGATAAGCATCAGAGTCCTTTTCATCAGGGAACTGAGCTTTACCAATCACACGAACGGCAGCAGCAGCTTCCGTGCCGGACGCACCGTCCAGATAGTAGCTCGACTGACCCGTAGTCGTGCTGCCCGAAGAGGCAGTGGAGCTAACGGTTACGTTGTAGTTTTTGACAATAGCCAACTCAGCCGCCGAAAGCGACAGAGAAGCCTGAATGTAATACGTCTGATCGGGATCAGTGATCACAAAGAATTTAATGTCCGTGGCACTCGTTCCGCCCGGCCAATACCGGGAGAACTTCTGCTCGCCATTTTCAACATACTGACAACCCATGAACACTCCAGACGGCTTGAGCGTTGCGGCGATATACGGAGAAATCGTCGCAAAGTTCGCACCGGGAAGCACCACCGGATCGCCGGTAAAGATGCTGTTGGAGGGCGTCTGAGCCTGACCCGAAGAGGTCAGAGTAATCATGTCGGTCACGGCTTCGTTGTTGTAGCCGCCACCTTTTTTACGAGCAGGAATGAAACCACGAAATGCTTTAGTAGTAGACATGTTTCATCTCCTTAATTATGGGAGGCTAGTCCTGAAAGGACGGTTGCCTTCCCTTGGTTGTAACAGAACGACTCGTGTTGGAAATAGGAAAACGTGAATCAGAGTTTTTCATCAACTGAGAGTTGACAGCTTCCATCTGATCGTTTGATTTACCTTCATAGAATTTCCTACGAGCATTCACTTTTCCGGCTGGCATTTTAACCAAGGCTACATCACCTCGACACACAGAGCCTTGATACCTGCCTTCATCCCTCACGAAGGATGTAAGAGACATTTCGGGAACTTCATCTGGAGTTACAAACACCCATCCTGCTTGCAGCTTTTTGCCAACATTCGTGATGTCATCCTGACCCTGAAGGGAGATTCGTATCCAACGTAGCGCCATGCCCTCATTATCAAAACGTGCTTTCACACTTTCTGGAATGTCCAGAGCATTCGGCTCTTCAAAAGTCCACTCTTCTTCTCTAGTATTCTGTTCCCGCATACTCTCAGTACGTGATTCATTTCGTGTCATATTCTTTCCTCCACGCCTACATGTTTATGTTAGTATATTCACCATCAGCCGAAGTTACCTTCAGCTTCTCGGCGGCATACTGTTCAAGTGGGATGCCCCATTTATTAGCAAGCCTTACGTCTTCTTTGGAAAGCTTTACTTTTTTATTAGAGTTCGGAGACGAGCGTGAAGCCCCCGAAACCACTTGAGCAGGTTGTGACGTGCCTGAGTTACTTTGTCTCTCAGTTTCCTGCACACGGTTTGAAGTTTGACCAAAGGCCATTTCAAGGCGCTTGTCAATTTCTTCATAAAATTCGTCATCACTGGGATCATATCCTTCTCCCTTCAGTTCAGCATCTATTGCAAGAGCGGCTGCGGTTTTAACTGTATCTTGTCCAAACCAATCATTTCGCTGCGCCCATTCATTTGCTTTTGGATCATAAGCCTGAGTCTGCGATACAAGCTCTGGTTCCTTTTCTACTTCTTTTGAAGCTTCTTCCATTCGCTTTGCAATATTAGCTTTATAGTTTTGAACGGTTTTAAGATCAGCTTGAGCAGCGTTTAAAATTTCCTGCGCTGCTAAAACCTTTTCTTTATCTCCTTCGTCAAATGCTTGAAGATAAGCTTGACGTGCCAGTTCAATATTTTGAGTTAGCTGCTTCTCACTTGATCCAACGCTACGAGAAGCAATATTATTTACTTCTTCTTCTTTTTTATTTAGGTTTTGTTTAAGCTCTTCATTCTGTCGAATAAGCTCATCAATCTTTTCTTCACGTTCTTTGCGCTGTCGAATCAGTTGCCTAATTCTTTTTTCAGCGCCTTTAGTTTCAATACCTTCTAGTTCTTTCGGCTGTTCAGGCTCAACTTTTTGTTCCGGCTGTTCTTGAACAACCTCTTCTTTTGCCTGTACTGGTTGTTCTTCTTCTTCAATTTCAAATTCAACTTCTTTACTATCTTCTGAAACCTCAATGGTTTCCCATCCATCATTTTCGTTACTCATTTTACTCTCCGTTGTTAACGACACAAACGATTACGTTTATATTATTATATCACAAAAGTCTTAATTTCCCAAATCAGTTAGAACCTTTTCCTAAATTAAATGTGGGGTCAAGGTCTTTAGGGTCTTCTACTTTCATAATAATCTGATCATCAAACAAGAGTATTAGACGTACACCCTTGTAAAATAGTTTAGTTCCTGCGTGTTTGCCATAGCATACATAGTCGCCTACATTACACCAAGCCCCGCCGGGAAACTTCTCTTTATCCATATATGCCAAGTCTCCTAACGCTAGAACCTGTGCGACAGTCGTGAGATATGCCATATCGTCTTTGGTTGAATCCGGTAGAAAGATACCACCTTTAGTTACACTCTTTACTGAAACGGGTCGCACTAGAACGTGAAATCCCGGTAGAGTGGGGAGTGGGCTGGGATCGGGTGCGTCGTCCTCAGTTATCCACAAATCATTTTTCATTGCGCCACCTAAACCTACTTGCTGCATTACTACTCGTCGTCCTCCATATAAATACGTTTCTTTACTATATCAGTTAAATTATCTCTGGCCCACTCTAGGCTGGAGATAGAACCAACAATCTGACGATAGTGAGGATAGTCCTCCGCAGAGCCATTACCCAATGCTATCCTCAGATTGTTAATCTCTTTATTGTACTCGCTTACTACTTCGTCCCAAATGTCAGGCACTACTTCTTTTCACCTTTGTCGGAAGACTTCCAAGAGTAGTCATCCCATTTGTTCAGTGCAGAGCGAATATTACGGCCACCCGTGATGTCCTGTGCATAAGGGTCGCCAAAGCTTTTGTCGGTATCCTTTACATGTTCAGGATAACCTTTACCTTTCGTCATCATCGTTTATCTCCTTCATTTGTTCATTAGCAAGCTGCGTAAGATTTTGTAACGCAGCCATATCCATTTCTTTATCGTCTTCCATTTGTTTCTTTAACATATCAGCGGCAATTTTTGCCTCTTCAATTTCTTTTCGTGTAGCTAGTTCAGCTTCTTTCATCGCCTCTTTAGATTCACGATTAAGCTGAGATTGAGTTTCTCTTGAGTTAGCTGTTGCAGATGCTTTGAGCATTTCAATAATCTGTGCAGTTTCTTTGATCTCAAGCTCTTTGTTTTTAATCTCAAGCTCTGCTGCGTCAGTTGCAGTCTCAGACTGAAGCTTCTGTTTCTCCAGTTCAACCTTTGCCTGTTCCAGAGCAACAAGCTGTTGTTCAGGTGACTGCGCCTGACCCATGGCTTTATTGGCGTTCATTACCTGTTGCGCTGCTTGCGCCATAGCCATCTCAACTACCGCAGGATTATTAGCCTGATCAGGCGTTTCTTTCATAAGCTCTTCAGAAATACCAACCATTTGTTCTTGGTATTTCATTACAGAGTGTTCTTGAATGTTTGCCTGAAGTATTGGAGAAATCCGCTGCATGATAGGATTAGCACCGTTCACTGGGTCTTGAAGATAAGCCATCTTTACCTGAATATGTGCATCATGGTTCTGACCGGGAAATGCTGCAATCGGAATACCTTTCGTTACAGCCATAATATCAGATACTGGATCAAGCGGTTGCGGTTCAATCTTAGGCGGAAGTATCTTTTCAATGTTAGGCATATTAGCCGCATTGAGAATAGTTCTATTTAGTTCTTCTAGATTAAACATTCCGGGTGGCGACTGCTGCGCCATCTGTAGCGCCATGTTTGCCATCATCATGCGATGTGCGTTGCTAGGAATGTTTGGATCAGATACTGGAATAATATCTATGCGACCGTCAAAGTCTGATTTGAAAATGCTACGGTCTTCATAGGGAACATCATAAGGATATTCGTCTGGAAGATAGTCATAGTCAATACGAGCTAGAATACGGAACTCGTCTTTCTGAGACTTGTGCATCCTTTTATGAATTGCTGTGAAGAATTTACTACTTGCTTCAAGCAAAGCCATAGTGGTGCCAACGGGTCCATAGGAGGCAGCGTCAGAGATAACTTGCTCCGTGCTGTCCGCAAACTTCTGACCAGCAGTAGCTACGAAGTTCAGCATCTGGAATAGAGTAGAGGAAGGCTCTTTGTAGGGAAGGGGAATAATAGCCTTTGATAAATCTACACCAGTTGCCTCAACCTCCTTGAACTCGCCGGGAGCGATAGGATCATTGTCGCCAACCATCCTGACTCCCTTAGCCTTAAACCCTCCCGGCAAATTGGCAAACTGTCCAGCATCTATGAGGGAACGCATAGCTGCCGTTGCACTCATTGTTAGATTGCCAAGGAAGTGAATAAGACCTAGGCCGTAAAAACCAAAGCCGGGAACAAATCTATAATGCACAAAGTGATTTACTTTTTCTTTGTTCGGGTCATCTTGCTTATAGTTTCTACGGATACTTAGAACCTGCCTAGACTGCTGTTCAACAGTCACGATATAGGGACAGGCTTCGTCTTCATCTTCAATATTAAGATAGCAGTGCTGTTCCAGCAGAACATACTGAGGATCATGATCTGACGTGGGAGACAAACCAATAATCGTATCCATCTTTTCGCTAAAGGAAGTGCTGGGATAAGAAGACGGAGTTCCAAGCTCAACATCTCCATATACTCCAGCCCTCATATCCCGCTGCATTTCTACGGGGCTGCGATAGATAACATGCGTATAACGATCTGCATTGGAAAGATCAGTTGCATAGTATGACACGTAGAACTGATCAATAGGAATAAACTCTGACTTAGGACGCTTCACGGTAGCATCATAGTACAGCTTTTTAAATGCAGAACCAATCAACGGTAGATGGAACAGCATTCTTTCAAACTCATCAAAGTACTCAGGCATCTGTTCAGTAAGCTGATAGTTCATGAAGTTCTGAACACGATTAGCCTGTAGTTCTTTTTCTGGTGTGGACTTACCCATTAACTGAGCTTTAACTGGTCCGTTGGCAGGGAATAGTTCGCCCGAAGCTTTAGACTGAAACTTAACTGCCGACTCAATCAGCAGAGGGTGTACAGCGGTGCAAGCACCCTCAAAGGGTTCTGATCCCTGTTCAAGCTTTAGTCCTAGCAGATCAAAGCCACGCTCAAACATAGACTCCCACTCAGCACGAGAATCTTTATCTGCTTCAAAGTTTTCTATTACGTCGTTGGCAATATCATCTAGATCATCTTCGTTCATATCCTCTGCCATATTGCCATACCATTCAGCAATATCTTCAGAGGCTTCCATCGCTACATTTTCAGAAAAGTCTACAATAACACCACCGTCGTCGTCAATTTCAAAAGTAGCATCAATGTCCTCAACTTCAGGAGCAAGAGGAACTACGTTTGTTTCTTCTTCAGGTATACGATCAAAAGGATTACGTTCTGTTGCCATTATACGATTCCTAACATTCTTTTAGCAGCATCTTCATCAATGCCATAAATATTTGCAATACGACTTACCCTTGATGGCGGTGTAGTTGCACGTCCTAAGTTAAAAGGAATAGCCGGAGTTTCTTCTACAGCAGCAGCAACTTCTAGAGGCTGTGGTTGAGGGGTTGGTCTGGGCTGTCTATAACGTCTGCTATAATCAGTAGGGTCTTCATATTCAACATAGCCTACCTGTTCATTTGTAGGGGGAGAGAAGTCTAAATCAAAAGACTGAATACCAAAAGTATCTTCAAGACTAAACGCTTCTGGTTCACTGGTTATACCAAAAGAAGAGAGGTCCATAGTATCTTCTTCAGGACCAACAAGACCAACGGCCATCTCCTCATAAGAGGGAATACCAATATCAGGTGCCTCTGGAAGATCAACGCCTGTTGCTTCTTCAAACATATCTGCCATGTGACCCATGACACCCTTACCTGTTCCTGACAATGCAATATCGGTTAATGCACCCAGAGGACTCCCAGTAGCTATTGTTTGCGCTACAAGGCCAAGACCCTGTGCAAGTCCTCTATCTCTTTCAGCCTCATTAAAAGATGCTTGCGGTCCAACAGGAGCATTCAAATCATAACCCATATTTTGAACATCTTGCACTGAAACTTTTGAGTCTACAGGCGATATAGCATTATATTGAGTTAAAGCTTCTACTGTTGTAAGATTAGGATTTTGTAAAGCAAATTCTGTAAACTGATATTTTGCTGTCGTTGCTAGATCGGGAGAAGCAAAGGTTACATTGTTAGGATCATATGTTTGTCTAGTTTGTGGTTGAGCAAACCGTGCTTCATATGGACCTCTATAGCCTAGACCAAAAGTTCTAAGACCTAGCTCCTCTAATTTGTTCATTTCCTCTGGATTATAAATACCATATTTAGCAGTATTTATACTTCTTGCATCTAGTAAGTTTTGAGCAAGGCCGGGGTCAACTGCGGCAACATCAGCAAGCATACCAAAATAGTTTGCTGACAACTCGTTCATAACAGAGGGATCAACCATACTGGGATCAAGACTAAAGGCTACATCTAGAGTAGGATCAGACAAAGCCATCGCATTTGCTGCGTCTACTTCTGCTTGACTTAGTGCGTTTGCCTGCGCTTGAGAGGCCGCTTCTGCTGCTGCCATTGACGATACCATATCAGGATTTGAAAGAGAAAAATCGTAGTCGCCACCAGCATCACCATCAGCGTCGCCATCACCCTCACCAAAACAAAAATGTTTCTGTTCGTAGGGGTTCACACCTAGAAACTCTAAGTTATCATAAATATTGTATCTGGATTTTTTATAGCCATGTAACATGATGTAACTCTTTCTTCCCCTTTTTAGTTCTAAAGAATTTTATTTTTCCTTTGACACCTAGATGTCTAGGAACTTTCTTTAGCTCTTTGATTCCCTCTGCGGTTCCACCCATGGGACAGACAATATCCATAATCCATGGTACATGTCCACTATTCCAATCACTTGCATGAATGTTTCTTTTTGAAAACTCTCTTGCGTCTGATGCTTCCTGATTCATAAAAGCCCATGAGGCATAGAATAGTGGAACCTTTTCATTTGAAATAAAAATATATTGTTTAAGTTGTAGCGGCGGTAAAATTCTATGTACTATATCTTTGACGGTCCAGCTTCTATGTACCTCTGATAAACTTAAAGTATATATTATTTTTTCTAATTCAATCACTACTTAATACCTTTTGCGTGTTCTTCTCCTAACTCCTCACCGTTCCAACTATTAGCAATAGACTCTCCAGCCTTACCACTTAACCATTTTTGAACAGAGAAGAAACATGCTCCATTAGGACCAGACTCTGCGCCATGTACCGTATTTGGCTTTAGTCTTATCTTTCTCATATATGCAGAAGCTTTTCCATTTTTTTCTACATAGTGTCCTTCTTGTTTACTAAGAACTTCTTTTCCTTTAAACCTAAAATTTGTTCCATAAAGGTAGACAACATAACTATCTACATCAGGATGATTGTGATCGTAAGTTACTGTATCAGGTTGCATATAAACAAGTTCTACCTGATACGGTCCATGTCTAAATAAAGTACAAGCAGTATGGCCTTCAATAAATAAAAGTGGATTATCAAAAGGAACTTGAAACTTATTTGGACACTCCTCAAAGTACCATCGCATAAACCCAGTTAGATCGTCATAAAACTCATAACCCAGATCATCTTTGATATAGGCCGATGGAAAAAGTTTTACTTCCGGCTTTTTATTTTTTTGAAGAGCAGAGATAAGAGCATTTAACTTATTATCTAGCTCGTTTACTTTTTTTTCTAAATTAACCATGTTATTATTATAGCATACTTTTTCCGTTTTCCCAAATCATACATTCCAGTATGTCGCAGTTTTCTGTCTAGGCTCGTCATCATACTCAGGATCATCAGGGTGCGTCAGGTGCCATGAGTCCTTCAGATAGTGGATTGCCATCGTTAAGGCATCCACTTGGTCATCATGTGCTGCATTAGGAAAGCGTATCAGTTCTTCTATTAGATCGTCTGCCCACTTCTTGCCCTTGGGAATCCAGAGACGACCAGCCTCCATTATAGGAGTAGCCGCATAAACTCTGGAGGTCTTGTCTCTATCTGGCAGATACTCCATTACAGGTAGGCCACCTCTACGCATATCCTGTATTAGAGATTGGCCCGAAGCTTTCTTTTCCACCATGCAGACATCAGGTCTATGTTGGTTATACAGCTTCTGCGCCAGCCGCCTCAGTTCTGGATATTCAAAGCGGCCCTTGATGTTACCCAGTAGTATCAGGTGAGGAGCAAAGTCTTCATAGCCTTGCTCATCCTGATTGTACATGTAGAAGATACCCCATGTCTGTATTACGCTGTAGTCAGCAGTACTTGCTGTGGAGAATGCAGTATCAAATGTTTGTATGACAAAATCACATGTGGGTGGATCACCATACTCCCAATCCTTGATCCAGCGTTTCTTTATGATGCCGCCTTCTTCCGGTGTGGGGTCTTGCATGTACAAGGCATTCCAGTACCTGCTACCGTTGCTGGCCTTGATCTCGTTCTCGTCTACCTTCAGCACATGGTCTGGTTTCCACTCAGGAAAGTAGCTGGTGCCTACAGGTAGATCAAGAAGTTCTGCTGCATCTTCGTCAACCCATGCAGGTATCTTCACTACCTCCCAAGGTATCGTCTCATAGTCAGGCATGTTCTCCTGTTGCTTAAGAAGCCAGCCGCAGAGATCGTCATAGTGATATCGGGTGTTGATTATTACAATGGCCCCGTCAGGCATGATACGTGTGCGTAGACCTGCGGGATACCATTCCTTGATGAAGCGTCTACCTGCGCTGGAGATTGCATCCTCTTCCGACATTGCATCGTCTAGGATTGCTACATGTGCGCCTCGACCAGCAATCTGAGAGCGGACACCAGCAGCATAGTAGGTTCCATTCTGGTTTGTCTTCCACTTACCTGCTGCCCTGACATCGCTACGTAGGGCCACTCCTCTGAATACCTTTGAGAACTCTTCGGTGTTAACAATATCTCTGACTGATCTACCAAAGTCACTGGCAAGCTGATCACTATGAGATATTGTCAGTAGTTCGTGTTCAGGGTTTCTACCTATGTACCATGCAGGAAACAACTTAGAACAGACAACAGACTTAGAAGAACGTGGTGGTAGAAAGACCATCAGTCTTTTTATCTCACCATTTTCTACTTGTTGTAGTTTCTCTGATATAACTTCAATGTGCCGCCCCATTCTAAAGTCAGACACAATTGAAGGTGCCATCAATCTAACAAAAGACAAGAAGTCAGTGTTACATTGATCATTAACTTGTTGAGACAACAAACCTTGAAGGTTTATATACGAATCTATGTAGTTACTATTTAAATTCTCCATAGTAATATTATACACTATACTGTAAAGTTCTACAATAGAGATATTAAAAAAATAATAATAAAATACTATTAAGTAGTTAATTAGTACCGCCTTGTGGTATTTATGCAACAGTTATAGATATCTTTTTTATATTGATGACAAGTCCGTAGTTTTTTGTAAATATCTGGGGGTGTTGTTTATATATATACATGCGTGTATGCATTTGCGCCCACCCCCACGCATTATGCAACCCTCCCGACCAAGTTCTGAACAAGGAAACCTAATTAATCCCTTCATAGTAGTAACGAAGTGTTACTATGAAGGGTTAATTAGTTATTATATTACAAACCCTCCCTGCCAAATTCATCCAGAGGATGCTTTGTAGTCAGCTTTCTACTACTTCGTAGTAATTCCAGAAACCTAGTTAAGCCCTTGACAAAGCGTAGCTTTTCCATGCTATGCAGTCTTTGCAAGACTGTCATGCAGGTGATGATATGCCAGAGGGCTTGACGAGGCTTGACAACCCCAAATGATGAGGTTAATTAATCCCTATAGAACGAACTCTATGAGTTCTATAGGGTATTAATTAAACCAAGGAGATTGACCATGACAAACATCACCGTTCTTCAATCAGAGATTGACGAGTTTCTTGATAGCAGCTTTCAGGTTCACACATCTGTGAACGGCGGAGCCGTCGATCTGCATGATGCGAATGGCGTATGGATCGCCACGTTGGACACAGACGAAGCAACGCTGGAAAACATCTTCCAGTTTCAGCGTTAAATCGGCATACCTAATTAGCCCTTTATAGTAGAGTATCTACGATACTATAAAGGGTTAATTAGTTTTCGGAATCATTTTTCATGGATGAACGGCAGAAATATCCATTTTCAGAGCCAGTTATCGTTTTTCAGGAGCAGTGAAAGTTTGATTAAGCTATTCGACGGGTTTG